GTCCATTAAGTGCAGACACATATTGTGAATACCATGACCAAGTAGTAGCAACTTTCCGTTCAAGAGGATTAAGTACATTATCTTCAGGTGGTCCTGAGTATGAAGTAACAGGTTCTACTGATGTGGCTTTTGTATGTACAGGGTCGACATGGAGTGAAGTATTAAATGACCCATTCTCGGATTTCGGAATGAGAGTAATAGATAAAACAGGTGTAAGTAGAATGTTTGATGTTTCTATGAATGAAAGTTCTACTAACTACATAAAAAGAGTTTACGGTGTAGGTAATTTTGATAGAGACACAACTCAGGTACCTATTTTTGTTGAGGAGGCCTATCCTAAAATGTTAACTCATTTCTGGAAAAAAGGTTATGTAAGAGGATTAAGATGTACGTTACAAGCGTTACCATCATTTAGAGAGGCAGCAAATACAGACACTATAGCATTCTACCAAGAAAAATGGCAAACTCCAGTAACTCCTTGGATTGTATCGGAATTAAGAGGTTTCAAAGTATACCAATTATTTAGATTTATAACAATCCCTGATGGAGACGCTGCAAACCGAGCGGTTAAGTTCTCAATAATTAATATTAGTTTTGAAAGAAAAGAATTTGATTTTGTAATTAGAGACTTTAACGATACAGACTCTAACCCTATTGTATTGGAAAAATACAGTAGATGTAGTTTAAACCCAACTCTAAACAGTTACATTGGTAAAAAGATAGGTACATCAGATGGAACTTACGAATTAATGAGTAGATACGCAATGTTAGAAATGAATCCAGATATTGAAGTGGATGACACTTTATGGACAGCATTACCTTGTGGATTCGAAGGTTACCAATTTAGAAAATATGCAAATAGAAAGAACCCAACAGTTCTTTACAAAAGAAAATATGATTATCCAGGAGAGGTAATTTATAACCCACCTTTCGGAACATCGTCAGGAGGTAGTAACGAAGTGATAAGTGCGGGTGATAAACCAAGACAGGTTTATTTAGGTATATCTGATACTATTGGAATTGACCCAGATTTCTTTACATATAAAGGAAAACAAGCACCAACAGATAAATGTGCAGACCCAACAGGTAATGATTGGCCTTGTTTAACACAAGGATTCCACATGGATATGGACGCGACATGTCTTTACACACAAGGTGAGTTATGTGCAACTATCAATTGTGGATGTCCAGCAGGTGGAACATCAGGTTTAACTGACCAATTTGTTGTGGGTGACGCTACATTTAGAAAAGAACCTACTTTAGTTACTGACCCTTACTACAGATTAAACTCTAGAAAGTTCACAATATTACCATATGGTGGATTTGATGGTTGGGACATTTATAGAAAAACTAGAAGTAACTCAGATGCGTACAGAAGAGGTCAAAGTGGTTATTTAGCAGGAGCTTGTCCAACTACAGAATATCCTAACGCTACAGGAGACGGTTCATTTAAACCAATCGGTACGTTAGATGCAAGTACAGATTATTACCCATACTTAGATGCTATCCAAACATTTGCAAATCCAGAAGCGGTTAACATTAACGTTTTCGCTACTCCTGGTATTGACTATGTAAACAATAGTAATCTAGTAGAAGAATCTATAGAGATGATTGAAGATGATAGAGCTGACTCACTTTATGTGACTACGACACCAGACTATAACATGTTTGTAGCAACACCAAGTGACGCAACAAGTATAGTTTCACCACTAAATGCGGTTCAAGCTTTAGAAAATACAGGAATAGATTCCAACTATACGGCTACTTACTATCCATGGGTTCTTAATAATGACACAGAGAATAATGTAAGAATATATATACCACCAACGTATGAAGTAATGAGAAACATCGCGTTGACTGATAATATATCATTCCCATGGTTCGCATCGGCAGGTTATACTCGTGGTATTGTAAATGCGGTTAAAGCGAGAAAGAAACTTACTTTAGATGAGAGAGACACACTTTACCAAGGAAGAATTAACCCAATCGCAACTTATTCAGATGTGGGTACGGTAATTTGGGGTAACAAAACTTTACAAGTAGCAGAATCTGCGTTAGATAGAATAAATGTGAGAAGATTGTTATTACAAGCTAGAAAACTTATATCGGCTGTTGCGGTTAGATTGTTATTCGAACAAAATGACGAACAAGTTAGAAATGAGTTCTTAGACTTAGTAAATCCAATTCTAGATTCAATTAGAAGAGAAAGAGGATTAACTGACTTTAGAGTTGTACTATCTGACGACCCACAGTTAATAGACCAAAATACTTTAGAAGGTAAGATTTACATCAAACCAACTAGGTCACTTGAATTCATTAGTGTTGAATTCCTAATAACTCCAACAGGAGCATCTTTTGAGAACGTATAAAAATGAAGAAAATTAATTTAAAAAAATCTAATATATTAGAAGGGTTGGGTAAAACCAAGAAGATTCATGAAACTTATGGGTCTACACCTCAGGAAATAATGGTTAGTGAGGAACAACTAACTCGTTTAATGGAAAAACAATATAACGAACAGTTAACACCTCCAGTAGACGCAGCAGTCGGAGATTCAGAAGATTTCTATACTGATATGACAGTTACCAACGAAGAAGAGATTTTTGATGATTATAGACATGGTGGAAGACCTAGCTATGAAAAAGGTAAATTTAACCCTGGCTATGTTGAAGACCAAAGTGAAGAAGGTTTTGATGAAGATGAAATCGGAGCTTATTTAAACATGGATAAGTTAAGAGATTATGAGTTAGGTGAAGAAGAGTATATGGGAGCACCTGATAAGGTAGAAAAACGTGACACATACGACGGAAGACCAGGAAAAGTTATCGGAGTGTATTCAAATATTAAAGACCAAAGATTACAAGAAGACGAAAAGATGTCCAAAGAAGAAGTTGCCGCTGCCATCAAAGCTCACAATAAAAAAGAAGGTAAATTAGAAGAAGGGAAGAAGAAGGACCATGATGGTGATGGGGACATTGATTCGGACGATTGGAAAGCTGCGAGAGACAAAGCCATTAAACAGGATATGAAAGAAGATAGTGAAGGTGAAGAAACTTATAATTATGGTGAAGACGAAGGACGTGATGAGTACAGATTAAAACATGACCATATGAGTAGAAGTCATAGACATAACCTTGCAAAAGATATGGCCTACGATGAAGACCATGAATATAGAGGAGAATACGGTACTCATTTTGAGTCTGTAGACAATTTATATCAAAAGAGTCAATTAGAACAAATAGACTTAATGATTATGGAAACATTTGATGCAATAAAAAGTTCAATTATTAGAGAAAGAATCAGAGGGTTAAAAAGAACTGATTATATGTTAAATGAACAATCAGAATGGCAAGGTCGTAATCCTGGTTCATCTGCAGCATCTGGAATAGAGAATATAGTAGCTAACCTAAAGAAAGCTTGGAATTTTATTAAGGATGAAAAAACTAGACATCAAATAATGAATACTTTGACTAAATTAGATAATTTTATGACTTATACAGCAGAGTTAGTAGGTTCGGGAAGAGACCAAAGAGGTCCTAGAAGTTATGACTCCGTGTCGAAACCACTTCCTTACCCAGAAGTAGAAGAAGATGAAGCTCTGGAAGATATAGATGATGAGATTGATATGAATGAAGAAGATTTAGAATTAGAATAAAAATAACTTTATAATTTAAAAAAAAGGTCCTTATAGGACCTTTTTTTATTTTATAATCTTACCACCATTACGTAGTATCAACACCAATACTAAAGGAAATAATAAGGGAGCTTTTAGAAAGTGGGTTAAGATATAGAAATTATACCACCCGTTAGTTGGAGTACCGTTACGCTCTTCTTCAATCTTAAGATAATTTTCTTGTAGTTGTTTTTCATTTAAAAGAACAAATCCAGCCATCACGACTGTTGATATTAGTAGGTAAATTAGTAGGTAAGTCATAGTTTTTTATTTTATAAGTATTATTTTCTATTATATTATACTACAAAGATAATAAAAAGTTTCATAACTACCAAATATATTCCCTTTGTTTTTTATTTGTCATTTATAGT